GTCTCCGTTGATACGGTTGCCCGCGATGTCTATGGCCGATCGGTGGCTAAGGTCAAATTGGGCCGCCGCTCTGTGAACAAGGCGGTCAAAGATCGCCTGAAATAAATCCTCTTGCGGGCCGATTCTCATGGATACGCCCCGCGCAACATCAAAGGCTAAGGAGATTAAGCATGGCCTCAGTGACGACCTTCATTCGCAACACGCCTGCCTCGTCGCTGCAGGCTTATTTTGAACACACAGGAATTGAGCTTTCGAATCCGATTAATTGGGATGGCCCTGAGCCAGAAGTGGTTAAGGGTACGCTCCGTGCCGTTGACGAAATGTCAGATGATGAACGCGCTCGTGTCCTGAATGATGCGGAGCGTGTCAGTGCTCTGGCGGACGACGCTGGGCAAACCGCCCTTTACAGCGTGTCTGAAGACCGAGACGTTCTGGATGACCTTGCCAATGGCAATGCACGGTCGCTCTGGATGTTCCTGAATGCGCCCACCTTGTTTCGATTTGCCGAAGAGGTGCGTTTCACAGACGAGCGACGGCGTGGACGGAGTTGGGACGGGTTCATGGTCCCGGCTAACCTGGATTTGAAGCGTGATGTCGTTGCCCAGGAGGCTTTTAAGTCAGCTCTGCGGGAGCGCTTTTCATCTAATAATATTCACATCGATATTTTCAGCCGTCATCGCCCGACCTTTGATGGTGAAGATTGCGAGCTCGTGCAGATCGTTATTTATCGGGAGGGGCTACCCGATGCCTTTTTGGCGTTTGATGAAGAAGGTGACCTGGTTCGACGTGCCCGCCGTCCCGTGTTCGAAGCTGCGATGACCTACGAGCCGGAGACCGGTGTGATCGAAGTTGTGGCCAATGACCGTGAAAGCCGCGAAGAAATGGCGCGGTACATGGCGCGTGATCTGCTCGGCGTTGAGTTTCAGAGCGAGAAGGTTCCACTTCGTAACTATGACCTGTCTGTGCTGTTGGCCCCCCATCCGTTCCAGACGGATCCAGATGATGGAATCGAATCTGTCGAGGTGAAGCAATTGCGTTTGATGCCGTTCGACAATAATGGTGAGCGGGTCACCTTGGAATGCCTGCGCAAGGCAGATCGGACCATTTGGAATATGTCGGCTGATCGGTTCGGCGCGAACGACCCGCTGGCCGGTGGGTGGGTTGCGACCCAAGCCAAATTGACCATCAAGTTTCATCCGAAGGGGTCGTCTAAACGTGGCCGCACATTGCCGCTGACGATCACCATGCCGCATGGGTGTAATTTGAAGGACCAGACGGAAGAGGAGCAGTTGATCGGAGAGAAGTACCTGCGCCGTTGGGGCATCTTGAATGACGTTGACTGAAGCCGTTCCGTTTACCCGGTCAGATGTCCTCTTGGTGCAGTCAATCTTGCAGACGCCAGATGCGGTGATCACCGGGGCGGCCTTGGACGGGTTTCATAGCCGTTCGGCAGACACGCTTAAGTCTTCGGGTGTTTTGCGTCCAGACGCCCATCAGCTTGCGGCAGTCGCGCTGTCCGATCATGAGGATGAGGCCGTCAATCTGTCTTGGTCGCCGGAGCATAGAGGCTACGGATATTTCAGCCCTTCGGCTGGATGGATGCCGGTGTCTGGCGATCAGCTGACCGCGTATACAATCTGTTTTCCTGACTTATTCCAAGTTCTGTTGGCACCACTGGATATGTCTTCGCGCGAGGCCCCGGAAGAATTGGTACGCGGCCTTATCTGGGAAGTGGGTGACGTCCGGTTGCCTGGTCGGGGCAAACGGGTCTCCGTCTGGATAGCACGCCGTCTTGCGGATCTATCTGTCTGGTCAGAGTTCACTACCGCTGCTCAGGCAAGGCCAGCCCCTGGTTTGCGGGTTGTCATCAATTTAACGGCTGGTCGCTTGATGGAGCCGACGTATCGAGGGCATGAGATCATTCCCCTTAAAGACGTTATCAGTGGTGACGGTTTGGCGGTCGATCCAGGCCTCTTGGCGGCAAGGATTTCTTCAGGGGCTCCGACGGCTGATGCACCTATCGTCGTCACGGCGGATGGCGCTTCGGTCAATGTTCGTGGCAAGCCGTATCCTTTCACCGGTACAAAGCAGAGAGCTATAATCCGGCATCTGTATCAAGCTTGGCAATCTGGAGAGCCAGAATGCCTGACAGCGGCTGTCCTTGAAACTGCCGAATGTGGTGCCTCGGTGAATACGCTCGCTAAAGCCTTTTCAGGTCGGTCAGATTGGCGAGATTTTATCTAGGAGAAGAATGGACGTTGCTGGATCTCACTTTGAGGTTGGAAAACATCCTCTCCATATTTGGAGGTTGATTAACTCCATAATTGGAGTTATACTGAATCCAGAAATGGAGGTTCAAATGGCTCTCTCTCACGCTTATCCAGCTACTCGGCACGAAGTCGCTCCCTTGATCGATCTATCTGATCGAGCAGAACGCGATCGCCTGAGCTCAGGGGCTGTCCGGGCGTTCTTTAACATTATGGACCAGTGGAAGGTTCGCGATGAAGCCGCTCGTCAGTTGCTTGGCGGAATGTCCAATGGCGCTTTTTATGCTTTGAAGAAGGGCGGGGACCGCGCATTGGATGAGGACAAGCTGCGCCGGATCTCCTATTTGGTCGGTATCTTCAAGGCGCTGAACATTATTTACAGCGAAGATCTCGCGGATCAATGGATGCAGCTTCCGAACAAGAACAGGATCTTTAGAGGGATGACTCCGAATGATTATTTGATCCACGGGGGGCTTCCGGCCTTTGCCACAGTCAGAAAGCTTCTTGACGCGCGGCGGGGTGGCCATTGAGTTTCCCCGAAACAAGTAGGATCCGCCAACTCGATACTCATCGGATGATTCCTTCGAAATACAGTGAGAACGGGGACAGTGTTCTCGTTCGCATTGCGGATGATGACGATCATCTTCAAAGCATCTTCGATCTGGACCACGCCACCAACGATCGGTTGCTGGCGGAAAATGATCTGCTTCCCGGCATCGGCGTTGATGAACTGGTATTCAGTGTTCCGTCTTACCGGATTATCAATGCAGCATTTACACATGCCCATCCACTAGGAAGCCGGTTTAATGGTCCAGACCGGGGTGCATGGTACGCGGGGTTTGCGTTAGAAACATCCCAAGCTGAGGTCGCCTGGCACAAGTCACTCGAACTTGCGGAAATCGATTGGCTGAATGAAAGCGTCACCTATGATGATTACCTAGCTGACTTCGGTGGTGAATATCATGACATCCGAGGAGATGATAACTTTTCCGATTGCCTGAGCGCCGACAGCTATGTTGCATCTCAAGGATTGGCCGACCGGCTTCTCGCTGAAGATTCCCCTGGCGTGATATATCCAAGTGTGCGCCATGCCGGTGGCAATTGCCTCGCCTGTTTCCGCCCGGCGCTTGTTGGCAATGTTCGTAAAAGCGCCCGGTATCGTTTCACATGGTCTGGTAAACCCGAGCCCGAAGTTGAGCTTGAAGAATCCTATACCTGATCCGTTGAAAGCTTTTTAAATCATCTATGAGCCGTCCCATTGGGGCGGCTTTTTTCGTTTTTGGGCATCGAAAAGGTAATTCCTACCTTCTGCCCTACCTTCTGCCCTACCTTCCGCCTCCCCGGCTCCTCCCCCCACAACCGCCATTCTCCTCCCAGGTTTTCGAACAGCCCCCAAGGAGGACTCCATGGCTATTAAACATCTCAATCAGATCGAACTGGCCGATCGTTGGAATATCAACGAGCGCACGCTTGAGCGCTGGCGGTGGACCGGCGAAGGGCCAACCTATCTCAAAATCGGTGGACGGGTCGTCTACCGTCTCGAAGACGTGGAAGCTTTTGAAGCAGACAACCTCTGCAAAAGCACCACCGAAACCCCAAACGATCTCTATGCGTGAGGGGGAAGCCATGAACATCCCCAATCACATCCAAATTGACGACCTGAGCGCCATGGAGGTGGCGGACATCGCCTCTCTGCCGGTCGAACAATTGACCGCCTTGCAAAGTGAAATCGCTGAACGCCTCACCATCACGAAGTTGATGAAGGACCGTTTCGACAGCGCACTTGAGTGCCGCTTTTCCCTTCAGGCGAAAGAAGCCCGTGCAGCCCTTGGCAAAGACACCGGCACGGTTCGTTTCAATGAAGGTCCAGCGCAGGTCGTCGCCGATCTTCCCAAGAAGGTCACCTGGGACCAGTCCCAGCTGGCTCAGCTTGTCGAGCGTATGAACGCCGAGGGCGATGATCCGGCTGAATACGCCGACATCACCATCAAGGTTTCCGAACGCAAATACGCCGCCTGGCCGAGCCACATCCGCTCGGCGTTTGAGGGCGCAAGGACCGTGCGGGTCGGCAAACCCTCCTACCAACTTTCCCTGAACAATGAGGTGCAATCATGACCGCCAAGACCAAACTCGAACGCCTGCGTGAAGACAACAGCTACCTGGTGGATCTTCCCGACACGATACGGATCCCGCCCTTGGGCGACCGCCAGGAAGAGGTGATCAAACCCATTGAAGCGGCGTCCATTGACGACCTTGCGTTTGCCCAGCTCGCTTTGCAGGCCAAATCGTCCGCGCTTTACGGTGAAATCGACGCGTTGCGCCGTGTCTATGAAATGGCTCGCAAAAACGGATCCTTGGGTGCTGACAATGCCCTGGATGCGGTTGCATCGAAGAAGGGGGGCAAGTGATGACGCTCCCCATCATTTCCGCCGATGAGAGGTTGTCCGAGCAGCGTGGCATTAAAGGCTGCATCTTCGGTAAATCCGGTATCGGCAAGACCTCGCTGCTCTGGACGCTGTATGCCCAGTCCACCTTGTTCTTTGATTTGGAAGCAGGAGATCTGGCGATCGAAGGCTGGTCCGGCGACACCATTCGTCCGCGTACATGGATTGAATGCCGTGATTTCGCCGTCTTCATCGGTGGTCCAAACCCGGCCTTGCGTGACGATCAGGTCTATAGCCAAGCCCACTATGACGCGGTTTGTGAGCAGTTTGGCGATCCGGCGGCGCTGGATAAATACCAGACCGTCTTTATCGACAGCATCACTGTTGCCGGGCGTCTTTGTTTCCAATGGGCCAAAGGGCAGCCGCAGGCGCTTTCCGAGCGCACCGGCAAGCCTGACATGCGGGGTGCTTACGGCCTGCATGGTCAGGAGATGATCGCCTGGCTCACCCATCTGCAGCACACCCGTGGCAAGAACGTCTGGTTCGTCGGGATCCTCGACGAGAAGCTTGATGACTTCAATCGCAAGACCTTCGTTCCCCAAATCGATGGGTCCAAGACCGGAAACGAACTGCCGGGCATCGTCGATGAAGTTGTTGCCATGGCTGAAGTCAGCCCGGACGGCAGCGATCCCTACAGAGCCTTTGTTTGCCACACGCTGAACCCATTCGGCTTTCCTGCCAAAGATCGCAGCGGTCGGCTTGACCAGATCGAAGAACCCCATCTTGGTCGCTTGATGGAGAAGATCGGCGGCCCCGCCAAACCGGCAGGCGAAAGGCTGACGTTTAGTCGCCCGACACCACCTGCAGAGCCCTCCAAAACTCAAGATGACGAAGGAGCACAGTAATCATGACTGGTGCATGGAACGACTATAACGACGCAGAATCTCAAACTTCCTACGATCTGATTCCGAAAGGCACCCTCGTGCCTGTGCGGATGACCATCAAACCGGGTGGTTACGATGATCCGGCGCAAGGTTGGACGGGTGGCTATGCAACCCACAACGACACCACTGGCTCGGTTTATCTCAACGCCGAATTTGTTATCCTTGAGGGGGCGTTTGCTAAGCGCAAGGTCTGGAGCCTGATTGGGCTTCGCAGCCTCAAGGGGCCCGAATGGGGCAATATGGGCCGGTCCTTTGTGCGCGGCATCCTGAACTCGTCGCGTGGCCTTTCGGACAAGGATAATTCTCCCCAAGTCCAGGCTGCTCGCCGCATCAACGGTTTTGCTGATCTCGATGGTATTGAGTTTCTGGCCAAGATTGATGTCGGCAAAGGTGCCAATGGCGACCCGAAAAATGACATCCGTTTTGCAGTGGCTCCCAATAACAAGGACTGGGAGACGTTCCAAAATGGTGGTGGCCTGTGGAAGCCGAGCCAATCGACGCTCGCAACGACGACCGCCGCTCAGCCGACGGCGAGTGCCAGCACGGCGACGCAACCGGCCTCTAACCCCAATCGCCCGTCCTGGGCTCAATAGGGGAGGCCGGTCATGTTGCTCCGTCCCCGCCAGAAAACTTTCGTCGAGCGCAGTGTTCAAGCGCTCGGCGAACATGGCAACACACTGGCTGTTGCTTCAACTGGATTTGGTAAAACCATTGCCCTGGCCGGTGTGACCGGTCAGCTTCTGAAAGGCAATGATGCCAAGGCGTGTGTGCTTGCCCACCGTGATGAACTGACAAGTCAAAACGAGGCGAAGTTCAACCGGGTTAATCCGGGCATCAGCACTTCGGTCGTCGATGCCAAAACCAAATCCTGGCAGGGACGGACTACGTTCGCCACGGTTCCGACCCTGGCGCGCAAGTCTAACCTTGCTGCCATGCCTTCTCTTGAGCTGTTGGTGATCGACGAAGCGCATCACGCGGCTGCCGACAGTTATCGTCGCATTATCGATCAGGCAAAGAACAAAAACCCAGACGTCAAAATCTTCGGTGTAACGGCTACTCCCACCCGGGGAGATAAGAAAGGCCTGCGTCCGATTTTTTCCAATGTTGCCGATCAGGTGTTCATTGGCGAGTTGGTTGCTTCGGGCCATCTGGTGCCGCCGCGCACCTTCGTGATTGATGTGGGGGCCCAGGAAGCGCTGAAGTCGGTTCGCAAGACCATCGATGATTTCGACATGATGGCCGTGGACGCCATCATGAACAAAGCACCGATCACCGATGCTGTGATTCAGCACTGGCGCGAGAAAGCAGGAGATCGCCAAACCGTCGTCTTTTGCTCGACGGTCGATCACGCCCGTAACGTGCGCGATGCCTATCAACACCAGGGAATACAGGCCGCCATGGTCTATGGCGATATGGGGGCTGCTGAACGTCGCGATGTTCTCCAGGCCTATGAGCGGGGCAAAACCCAGGTTCTGGTCAATGTAGCGGTGCTGACCGAAGGTTGGGATCATCCGCCAACCAGTTGCGTCGTGCTGTTGAGGCCGTCTTCTTACAAATCCACCATGATCCAGATGGTCGGTCGTGGCCTGCGCACCATTGATCCAAGCGAACATCCGGGCGTCATCAAAAGTGACTGTATCGTTCTGGACTTTGGCACTTCCAGTCTTTTGCACGGCAGTCTTGAGCAGGACGTAAATCTTGATGGCAAGGTGGGCTCCGGCCCTGCCTTGACCAAGGAATGCCCGGAGTGCGCGGCAAATGTTCCGTTGGCTGTTATGGAATGCCCTTTGTGCGGCTACCACTTTCAATCGGAAAGCAAGGAAGGCCAGCAGCCGATCTCTGACTTTGTCATGTCGGAAGTGGATCTGCTCAAGCGTTCCAGTTTTCAGTGGTGCGATCTCTTTGGCGATGATGCGGCACTGGTCGCAAATGGCTTCAACGCCTGGAGCGGGATTTTCTTTCATCAAGGCCGCTGGCATGCCGTCGGTGGTGGTAAGGGCCTCAAATCGCATTTGTTGGCTATGGGTGAGCGGACCATTTGCCTGGCCGCAGCCGATGATTGGCTGAACGAAAACGAAACCGATGAGAGCGCCCATAAATCCCGCTCTTGGCTCAATCAGTCGGTCACCACCCGTCAGCTTCAATTCTTGCCACCTGAATACCGACAGGATTTTGGTCTGACCCGGTATCACGCATCGGCTCTGCTGACATTTCAGTTCAATAAGGCCGCAATCACCAATCTGGTGTTGAACGCCCCTGAAGATAGTCGGAGGGCGGCATGACCCATGGTGACTTCAGCAAACGCTGCCACCCGTTTGAGGTTGTGGCATCCGCGTGGGGAGCTCTGTTCCGTCTGTCGGCGACCGACCCGTGGTTTTGGCTGGTTCGACCGCCACTCATCGAAGCGTCCGCGTATTCAGCGGTGGTTCTGCTCCATGGACTGCCAGGGTTTTTGGTCGCGCTTGGCGAAGGAGGGCTTGGGCATGGTTGATCTGACCGAACAAGAAAAAGCCGCCCTTCGCCATGCCGTCAAGATGCTGGCGGAAGTGATGGAAGAGATCGGTTGGGAATCCCGGCTGATTGATCTCACAGAAACCCAGGTTCTCACCCTCGCTGAAGTCTGCGTTGGCGGGTTTCAGGACGCCATGTTGTCGATTGCCAAAGGTGAAGATACGGAGGTCCCGTTTTGATGCTGGATTACAATTCTACCCAGACCTTCGCCGATCAGGTGAACGCCCATATTGATGAGGTCCTGGTTGCGGATAACCAACGCCAGACGCCACGCCAGTATCTCGGCGGTTCCCGTCTTGGTGTTGCCTGTGAACGCGCCCTGCAATTCGAGTATGCCCAGGCCCCGAAAGACGATGGGCGAGATTTTAATGGCCAGACCCTGCGCATCTTCGCTGCCGGTCATGTATTTGAGGACCTGGCCATCGACTGGCTGCGCCATGCCGGGTTCGAGCTCAATACGACCAAGGGCAACACGCCTGGTGGAGAGCAATTCGGGTTCAGTGTCGCGGGCGGTCGTATTCGGGGCCATGTGGACGGCATTATCAATGCGGCTCCGGTGATGGATGGCTTCCCAGCCCTTTGGGAATGCAAATCACTCAATAACAAATCCTGGAACGATACCGTCAAACGCGGGGTCACGGTTTCCAAGCCGGTCTATGCGGCTCAGATCGCAACCTACCAAGCCTATATGGAAACATCGGTCCCGGGCATATCGCAAAACCCGGCTCTGTTTACAGCCATCAACAAGGATACGGCGGAACTGCACCATGAGCTGGTTCCGTTCGATGGCGGTCTTGCCCAACGCATGAGCGACAAAGCGCACCTCAGACCCCGTTGTATCTTTGTGTTGAGCGGTTTGCGTTCTACCGCGAGGGTTGGGGTGGAAAGAACTTGTTGCAGCGGATGGCCTTCCCTAGACCGGAAGATCGAGAAATTCATCGGCGCTATTCTGGCGGATTGGCGGGTGTTACGGGGGATCGGCTCTCCATGTCAAATTTGGCCGATCCGCGTCATGCTGAAATAATGAGCCAGCTTGTTGGTCATTTTGTTCAAGAGGTGGCTAATGTCCCGCGAGAACATTATTTACGGATCGCAGAGATACTTCTTGAGCATGGCGCAGACCCCAATCTCAGGCATTCCTCACCGGGGCTAGGACGTACCCCGCTCATGGTCGCAGCCGAAAACGACGCTGCAGACGCTTTCCGTCTCTTGGTCGACGCGGGTGGAGATCCGTATTTGAAAGATGATCAAGGAAACGATTGCTTTGCTCTTGCGCGAGGTTTCGGAAGCCTGAACGTACTTTCACATTTGGAGAAAGCAATATAACGCAGGGTTCAATGAGGATGTTGTTTCGGCGGTGATTAATGAGACCATTTTTTGAAAGTAGGTTTAATCAATGGAATCACTATGGAATTGACCTGCGCCCTTTAAATACCTCCATATATAAGTAGAGTCTGTCAACCATAGGAGACAGATTTATGAAACGCAGTCGTTTTACCGAAGAACAGATCATCC